GATGGTGTTCCCGCTTATCGTTTGAGTGATTTCGACCTCTACCGTGCAATGAACGAAGGCGACAACAGGCTGACCTGCGGGGAATGTGTGCGTCACTTTGGTATTAAACCCCGATGTTCCCTGAAGTGCCGCTATCTTTCGTTCCTGTAGAGCGATTGGCGAGCTGTTCGCGGTCACCCATACTTCCCCGCTGGTCGTCGTCAGTAAAACGCCATACTCCGCCATTTATGCCCTCTCGATCTGGAAAATGAGATAAGCCGCTGCCGCAGGCTCAGTCCCTGCTGAGTAGTCGGTATCGCCTACTGCTGACACTGTTGCAGTACCGCCGGAGATGGTGATCTTCCTTCTTCCTGTTCCCCACTTATCATCGTTCATGACCTGAAAGTAGGTCAGTTTGCAACCCGGAGGAAGGGTAACGGAATAAGAGCCTGTTTTCTGGTTAACGGCCAGTTGCAGATAGCCGCAAACGCTGACTGGCTTAATTCCATAGTTGTTAACCTTGCCTGATGCGTCCCATGTTTGAACACCGTATTCCGCCATCATATCTCCTGAAAAAAAAGAGGCCCGCAAGAGGCCTCCCGTCACCATGTACCAGTGATTCTCCCAATCTGCACCCTCAACACATTATTGGAGTCCCGTACACTGATTGTCTGGTTGGTCTGTTTCATGGCCCCCTCGCCAGCTGTCGAACCGTAGTTCTCAAGCGTGCCCGTTCTAAAGTTTATGGACAGGCCAGCCTGGTTCTGAACGTAGTTAACCGAGCTGATTGTTTCAGCCAGTTTCGCTCGCGTGATAGTGGCATCGCCTATTACCGTATCTCTGATAATTACCTGCCCGTTCTGGATAATGAACGGAAGCGTAACGGTCGCTCCGGCCTGGTGAGTAACAGCGAAGCGGTCAGCCAGGAAGATAACCTGCGACTGCATGCCGGACGGCGTATTCTCCACGCCTATCCCCATCCCTGCGGCGTAATACTGACCGTTGCTGGATAACCCGACCTTGATGCTGTACATCGCCTTCAGGTCGCCATTGACGTTCGCAATGGCCTGCGCGTTGGTAGTGATCGCTGAAGTGTGCCCGTTGATGGTCGCCGTAATGCCGTTTATCTGCGTGGCCGTGGCCTGCTGATAATTGGAAAACGTCTGGTTCAGGCTGTTGATTGCTGCCTTGTTGCCGTTCACGTCAGTCTGCAAACTCAGCAGCGAACGCGCTGTTGCCTCCCTGTCGCTTGCCATAACATTATCAATACGATCGATGCTGGCTTTACTGTCACCGTACTGCGCGCTGAGTCTCACCTGCTGATCAACCTGCGCCAGCGTACTCGTTATTAGCGCGATGGAGTTACTCTGAATGCCGCCGCTGGCAGTATCTGTCCTTGCTCCCAGTTCCTCCAGACGGGATGCCATTGATGAAGTCGTGTCGGTGACAACCTGTCGCAACGTGGTGATATCAGCAGTATTTTGCGAGCTGGCTTGTTCGGCCGCATCTGCCTTACCTGATGCAGCGTCAGCTTTACTCGAAGCCGAATCAGCTTTATCAGAAATGACCTGAGTACTCGCAGTGAGCTGGTCAACAGCAGTAGCCCTTGCCTGAGCTTCATCTGACAGAGCCTGCCTTACCTCGGTAACTCCCGCCTCGTTCTGCGCAGTTTTTGCCTCAAGACGGGTAACATCCGTTACGCGCGCCTCCGTTTCAGTAGCGATCACCTCCCGGAGCTGTTCGAATGTCGCAGAGTTAGCGCCCTGTTGGGCTGTCTGGCGCACGATAACATCGGCAATAGCCAGCGCGTTGCCGATGATTGCTTCTGCTGTCTGCTTATTCGAACCTACGGCGGCAGCCAGCCCATCGGCGTTCTCCTTAATTGCATCAGAAAGCTCGGCCAGTTTCTCGCTACTGTCTACAGCACTTTCAATCAGATCCTTAAATACCTCGGAATCTTTAATCTCCTCCAGGATCGCATCGGTGATATCGGATACATCGATGCTGGCCTGCCCGCGCACAAAGTCTGTATACCCTGACTCGTTTCCGCTGCGGTCCACCAGCTGCGCGCGGTACCAGAAAATTTGCCCTGCCTTAAGGCCCATCTGCTGATACTTGCGCTGCGGATAGGGTACGTCTGCCAGCAGCATCGCATCGTCTTCAGTCCCTGTCAGGCTGTACTGAATTTCCGTCTTCAGCGTGTCGTCGGTATTCGCGGGGAATCCCCAGTTCAGCTCAATACCGAATACCACGTTTTCAGAAGCAATGAAGCCGACCGGCTTCGGCGGATTGCCCACTTTCCCCGTCAGCGTTTTCTCTTCTGAATAGCCCCATCCGGACGAGATTTCTGCGGCATTGATTGCGCGCACGCGCACCAGGTAGCGCCCGGCATAAATCCCGGGGACGTCGAATGACGTGGTGGAGCTGCGCGGCACGTTAACCCAGTTCCCATCATTGCGGCGCCATTGCGCTTCATAGGCGATAGCGTTCTGCGCCTGGTCCCAGCTCACGCGCATCGTTTCGACGCTGATATTTTGCTGCACCACCGAAAACGAGCTGATCACGATGTTCGCAGGCGGCGACTGGTTGCCCGGCGGGATCACGCTCACCGGCCGCTGGTCAATGATGGCTCCGGTATCGATTCGGGCATATTTATCCGGATCGTGCCATGCACCGGTAATGGTGAAAGTGCCATCATCGTTATCAGCGACACTCACGACACGATACTGCTGCGCGTAGAGTTCGTTTGACTCAACCACCCAGACAGCTTCGGCCTGAGGCGTCTCACTGTACGCGGTGGTGACTGTGACCGATTCCCCGTTAACCGCCTGAATGGTCCTGCTCTGTGACGCTCCGGAGGGAAGGTTGAGGATAAGGCGATCACCTGCTGCCGCATCAGCTACACGGTCAAGTTTGATAACGCGACCATTAACGGCGCTAATGCGGCCGCCCATAACCTTTCCGGAAAGCAGCTCGTCTGCCACAGCGATGATATAGCCAGGCTGTGGTATGTTTCCGTCCAGCCCGACATCAAACGAAACAACACGATCCTTGTTGTTGGTGAGAATACCCCAGCGCCCCTTTCGGTTCGCCTCTGACTGCCTGGTGCAGCCGATGGCTGTCATTTCCAGCTGATTGAAGCCGTACCGCGCCACCAGCGCCTGCTCGAATACGGGTTCCATCGCGTCAGCATAGGCGTTACCGGGATCGGACCATGAAACCAGCGCTGTAGTGTAGCGGGTTTTCGTGGTGCTGCTTGAATAGGTGAAGCGACCGCCAACAACGTTAGCGCGCGTGTAGCTGTAATCCACATCACGGGGCATATCGGCCAGAGCAACGATCTGATCGCCACCCCAGTACGTCATGCCACGGAATATGGCCGCAAAATCACGCAGGACTGTATAAGCGTCGTTTCGGTCCTGGATGTACACGTTGCAGGTATAGCGTGGTTCTGTTCCATCGCCACCCTTACCGTCCGGTACCATCTGATCGCAATACTGGGCAACCTGATAAAGCGTCCACTTATCTATGTTAGCGGCAGTCAAACGGTGACCGAGGCCGAACCGGTCAGAAACAACCAGATCGTAAAAAATCCAGGCGGGGTTATCCGTCCATGCCCACTTAAACGCCCCGGTCCAAGTTCCACTGTAAGCTCGGGTTTCAGGGTCGTAAGTATCGGGAACGCGAATAACGCGGCCACGTGGCTCACAGGAGATCTGAGGGATATCGCCATTAAACTGGCTGGAATCAAACTCGATATACAGCAGCGCGGTATTCGGATATCGCAATTTCGCATCAATCACCTCAGTGAAGCTTTGAAGCGTCATCGTGTCGCCGATCTTCGCGCTGTTAGCGTCAGCGGTAATCTTGCGCAGTCTGATTGTCCAGGTACTGCCAGCCTGAGGTAAATCAATACGGTGGCTACGCTCATAACCTGAGGTCGTTTTCCCGGTCACGCTGGTATTGAGGACTGTCAGCCACGTCCCGCCGTCAGTCTGCAAGTCAATCGCGTAATTAACCGAGTATCCGACCAGATCGCCGTCGTCCTCCTGTTTGAAAAGTGAGGGCCATTGCAGACGCAAACGAACCGCCGAAAGCTGGGTATTGGTAAAGGTTCGTGTCCAGGCTGTAGCGCTCGTTACTTCAGTACCCACCCTAATTTCGTTTTCGGTGCCGGGTATACCCTGAATATACTTCTGGGCCTGAGTACCCGAGCGAAATTCCCACGTAACGCCGCTGAAGTTTTGGGAGCCGTCGGCGTTCTCCAGCGCCGTTCCGTCCAGGTAGATATCCTTGCCGGTGAGCTGTCCAGCAAACTCCCCTTCCCCAAGCGCAACGAGGATCTTTGCCTTCGCTACAGATTGCAGATCATCAGGCTGTTCGGTAGGAGTTCGGGAGTTGGTGCTCCCCCCTTTTCGTCCGGTAATTTTATTCGCCATATCGCGCCCATAAAAAAAGCCACCCGGGGGTGGCTTGAAAAAAGGTTTGTTCTCTACTGCTGATCTTCGACATAAATTCCGGCAGAAATAATTGCCCCGCCGATTCGACGGCGGCCGTACAGGACCGGTACCGGGTAACCCTGCGCGGCGGTGTTTGTCACCCCACCGAACGCATACGATGCACGGTTATCTGCGCTTTGTTTGCTGGCCAAGCCCCCGGGTTGAGGCGAAAGCATCTGGACAACTCCACCAGCAATCATAGCTGCACCGAATTTCGCGGCTCCGTAGCCCACAGCAGAAAGCGTTCCACCAGAAAGCATCCCAACAGCAATGCCCGCAACGACAAGAACAGCCCCAAGAATTGTCTGCAAAACTCCAGCTTTTTTACTTCCGATTACAACAGGGACAATTCGAATAACTTCACCGGTTACTGGAAAACCTAAATCATCCACTCCGATGTTTTTTTTATCTTTAAAAACAGCATAAGTCAGACCTCTTGCTTTACTGGTGATCAGGAATTTTTCCAGCCCATTTATTGTTTTTGTTAGCGAATTGATTGCCTCTCCGGTAGTTCGTATAAGCCTATGATGAACCTTCCCGTACGTTTTCCCCAAAACGCCGCCGAGTTCAATTCGGGCCATGACCTCAGACATATTTTTTCTCCATAAAAAAAGCCACCCGAAGGTGGCTTAGTTTATTTTAATATTTTAAAGGCATGACCTGGCGGCCGTTGCCCAGTGATCATTCCATCCTTTTGCAACGGCATAGACTTTAATATCGCTCCCGCCGCGCTCTGATTTATCGATATTTACTACCGAAAGAGCACCAAAAATATCATCCGATGCTGTTATTTTATAACCTGACTCGGTAGGTACACTGGAGCTTGAAGATCGAAGTTCTACCCATTTGGGTGCTAAGCATCTGTTAACCTGATCGGCACTCTTGGAGGTGTGCTCTGATAAAATAGGCTTTTGGGACTCTAGAGAATTTACAGAGCAGCCAGCCAAACCAATAACTAGCAGCAAGAGTAGCTTTTTCATTTTCATGCTCCTTTGAAATTTCGTAAAGGTTAGCACAGAGATTTGTAACGTAGAATCTTCATCGTTCGTTCCTGCCAGTATCCACCATACGGCACGCGCTGACTCAGGTGACCGTACAGATGGTGCAGCAGCATATTGCCCTCCAGCAGTATACCCGCGTGGTTCCACTTATCAGCCTGCACCTGCATGATCACCATATCGCCAGGTTTCGGCGGCCCGTCGAATTCACGGAATCCGCACTCGTACCAGCACTCCTGATAGAAGTTTTCCGGATATTCGTTTTCCCACCAGGGATAATCAACCCGGTAATCGTGGAGTTCGATACCATGCGTTTGCCGGAAATAGCTCATTACCAGCCCCCAGCAGTCGAAGTGACCAAGTACAAACGGGCGCTCCAGCAGTGGCAACTCTCCGCGCGGCTGAATGGTGCGTAAATCCCCCTCGGGCCAGCTCACGATATGCCAGGGTAAAAGCGTTGCGTCACATTGCGCTTTATCCAGTTCGCTCGGCTGCGTCGTGGCGTCAGGGTGGCTGTGAACGATGGCGATCACCGTACCCCAGTCCTCAGCAGATGCGTAATCTTCGGGGCAAAGGACAAAATTGTCCTCCGGCGCCGCGGCAAGATTCCGGCAAGGAAAATAACGTTCAACGCGGCTTTTCTGCGCCACCACACCACAGCACTCACGAGGATATTCAGCGGCGGCATGCGCCATAATCGCATCAATGGTTTTCTGACGCATATCAGCTCCTGATCAGCGACGTACCCGGGAACCCACCAAACGAGAGTTCGTTGCTTTCACCGAACCGAAGTTTGCAGGCCGTCAGCGTGCCGTTGCATTCATCCAGTGACGGATCGCTTACCGGGTTGTTGTTTTTGTCGAAATAGCGCGTACCGGCATAGTCGCAGCCATCGCCGGTGCGGTACTTATTACGAATGCACCATGTACACAGGGAATGAAGCTGCCGCGTCGGGATCATTTGTCCCTGAAGATCCATAGGGCTGGACAGTACAAACTCGATGGTTTCGCCAGCAAGCTCGGTCGTTTTCCCGTCGATATACCAGACCTGAAGTTTCTCCTGAGTCGGATCTGCTGTAGGGTTACCGCCTGCGAAGTTTTTCGCGTCGAGATATTTTGCCTTTGTGTCGTGAATAGTGACCTTAGCCTGTAGCAAATCGTCGTACGCAAGACACAGGGCAGAAATAGAGCTTTCGATGTTCGCGACCGTCAGTGATGGCGTCGCATTGCTGCCACTGGTCGATTTCTCCAGCCCTTCCAGCTGATACGGCCAGGCGGAATATTCATTACCCTGCCACCAGATTGGTTTCGCCGGGAGCTTGGCCTCATCCCCGCCAGCGGCGACAATTTCCGCTTCGGTGTGGGGAATGTTGTAATTGTGAAACCGGAGAACGTCCGTCAGTCCAAAAGAAGAACCGTCCACCTCAATCAGGCGAACGTCGTTCCCTGATTCCAGCTTCTGATAGTCTGCGTTTAAGCTCATGGTTTAAATGCCTGGATGAATGTTGCTTCAAGGTTGAATTTCCCCGCGCCGAGCCCGGTGGGTTTATACGTTTCGCAACGATACAAACCCAAAGGTTCGAGCGGTGGCTTCCACTGAAAGGCTTTCGTCCCTTCATGCCTGTCGAGAAAAGATTTAATGGCGGAAATGTAGGTTTCGTTGCCAGTAAAGTTGAGCGTCCACTGCTGGGTTCTGGTATTCAATCCATCCCCTGAAACCTGCTCATATCCATCACCAAACTGTGCTTTCCTGACGCGGAAATTTATATCTGCCTCAGCGTTAATTCGTGGGCACCAGGTGAAAGTTTCGATAGCCATTTTTATCGGGTTCCTTTCATTGCGTTCCAGATGTCACCGCCAGGGCGAATATCTCGCATGATGTTCTGCTTATATCGCTGATCAACATATTTACCGACATCAGCACCAAATTGCTCAAGGCCGGGTGAAGTCTGCGTGGAGGTATTTCCGTTGCCATCGATGGTGATATAAACCTGTGGCGCCGAAGATACAGACTGACCACCACCAGCGCCGACCGCACGAACACCGAGTGAACCATCCGGTGCGCGGGTCAGCGGCATGATTGCCTCCGGCCCAGCCTCGCCCATGATTCCGGCCCCGCCTTTCGCGAAAGCGAACATGGTGGGGTTTCTGACGATCCCATTACTGAAAGCGCTCAGAGATGGAGAGTCATAAACGCCGCCTTTAGCGTTAAACTGGAAGCTCGAACCGTAACTGGAAACCGCAGTACCGGTGCTGGCTGATGCTCCCGCGCCGCCCCCGAAGAAGCTGCCTACGCTGCCGATGAGTGAGCCAAAAATGCCAGAACTGGAAGACCCACCCCCCATCGCGCTGATCACTGCCATTTGCAGAGCGACTTTTTCGATAATCTGTAAAACAGAGATACCCCAGGATTTCCAGCTGACCTTATTGCCTTCCAGCATTGAGGTGACATTACTAAACGCGCTGTCGAGTGTGGTTTTCACTCCATCAGAAACCGTGCCAGAAACATTGCTGATTTCATCGAACCAGTTGGCATAGCCGCGCGATACTCCGGCCATCCAGTCCGCTTCAGCTGCTGCTATAGCCTTGTATTTCTTATCCAGGTCATCGAGGGCAGCCGCGCGTTGTGCGATGGCCTCGGTGCCGCCGTCCGTTTTAGCAAAAACACGCTCGATCTGTTGCGTCTCGTCGAACCGGCTGCGCTGGCGATCACTCATGCCTGCGGTTTCGGTTGTCAGTGTCGCCTCATCCCTGAACTTTCGGGCCGCTTCAGTTAAATCCTTCAGAGCATCGGCTTGTTCGCGCTGCTTACGTACGTTTTCATCGGCTTTTTGCGTCCATTTTGCCAGCTCTGCTGATGATGCCTGGATAGCCTTGCGCTGCTCGTCGGTCCATTTAGTGCCTGCCTGATGCGATGCTGCGTATAGCTCAGACGCTTTTTCTCCTTCCGTTGCCCTGACGCGTTGCACATCGATAGCCACGCTCAGATCGGCCATTTTGCGTGCATATTGCTCAGCGGTGCTGGCTGCTGCGCGCTCGGCTTTACTCTGAGCACTTGAGGCGGCAGTAGAGGTTTTTTTTGCCTCGGCTGCTGCTGCATCCTTTTTGGCGGCCTGATCCTTGTTGTAGATGTACTGGGTATAAAGTGCTCCAGTCAGCTTCAGATCTTCCGCTTCATAAACGTGCTGCTGATGAAGTTTCTCTAATCCACTTAAGCTGGCCAGCTCATTATCGCGGCGTGAACGTTCCAGTGCTGTTTGCTGCTGAGGCGTCGCATTAGCCATTGAAACCACAGGCCCCGCATACTGCGGAGGCTTGGCGCCAGCGGTTGCTGACATTGAGCGGTTTAGCAGGTCATAGGCACCTTTCAGGATTGAGACGGCGCCAGCCTGTTCGATAGCCTTTTGCGTTGCCAGGTCGCTGGCATCGTTCACCAGCTTCTGCGTTTGCTCGACTTTTGAAGCGGCCTGTTCCCGCTGATACTCCAGCTGATTCAGCTTATCGGTAAGTTCAATGTTTTTGGCCGTGATGTCGGCCTGGTCCATGAAGGTATTGATCAAGGTCAGCGTCGGATGGCGGTTATAATCCTGCTGGATTTGATCAACCGCCTTGAGGCTGTCTTTCACCTTCGCGATCTGAGAGTCGAGGTCGGCCAGGTCCTGCTTTTGCGCCTGTAAAGAGGTCCGCGCATCTGCGGCGGTCGAGCGAAGGCCGAGCACAGACATCTGCTGGAGTTTGGTGTTGATCTCGTCAAGGTTGTTGGCAAAGCCGACAGCCTCACGGTGTACCTGCTGGGTATGCTGATACAGGCCATACATCGCAGCACCGGCACCGATAATAACGCCTGGCCAGCCACCGAGAATGCCCAACACTCCGCTACCCAGCCGTGACATTACCGAGGCTGTATTGGTGAGGTTGTTAACGGCAGAAGCCCTTCCAGCAAGCGCTGTGTTCAGGGATGCCTGAGCTGCGGCAAGATTACGTTCGGCAACAATCTGAGCCTCAATACTTGTCGCCGCTGCGCGCGCCTGTTGAGCGCGGTAAACCGCCTGGCGGCCAGCAGCAACGCTAACCTGAGCGCCACGGACCTGAGCCTGAGCCAGCGCAACCTCGGCGGCCGTATTAGCGAGCACTGCACGGGTTGACTGGCCGACGCTGCCGACCATATTGCCAAAATAGCGAGCCAGACCCACGCCAACCAGAATACCGGCTGTGTTTGCCACATCATCGATGTTATTCGCCAGACCATCCAGCACACCGGAAAGCGTTGATGATGCGCCGACAGCATCGTTCGCCCCGCCAACCCATGCAAGGAAGGCGTTTTGCACTTTCTGTGCAGATCCGCTTATGGATGCCGGCAGGGTGTCGAATTCTTTACGCAGGATCTCGACGTTGGTTAGCAACGGGACGATTTTGTCTGTGGTCAGCTCGCCGTTGTTGGCCATATTACGCAGACCACCAACAGTGGTACCCAGGCCATCAGCCAGCAGTTTTACCAGCCTTCCCCCGTTCTCCATGATGGAGTTAAATTCTTCGCCACGTAAAACACCAGACGCTAACGCCTGACTGAGCTGAGTGATAACGGAGCTGGCTTCTTCTGTGCTGGCCCCTGATAACTTCAGGGATGTTGCGACAGTTTCGGTTACTTTCGCTACTTCTGCAGAAGCGTAACCAGCTGATCGCATGGACTGAGCAATACGGCTATATAGATTCGAGTTGGCAGTAAGCGATGTGCCTGTGCGTTGGCTTATGTCCATCAGGGTGCGCTGTGCTGCAGCAAAATCTTCTGTAGAAGTTGATGCCAGCCGCAAGCGCCCATTCATTTGGTTCCATGTATCGGCAAACTGAACCAGTTGATGCGTGGCAAATGCACCAGCCCAAGCACCGGCAAGCCCGGCAGCAGAAGATCGCACGGTTGCAAGCTGAGAATTCAGGTCAGCCAAAGACCGCTGAGTTTCACGCGTGGCCGCTGCAGCTTTTTTCCCGCCCTGTTCCATAGTGCGGTAGTAATCGGTTCCCATGCGGGACGCTCTGGCGATCTCTGACTGGAAAGATGAAGAGTTCGCCGAAATTTTGATGATTAGCTCGCGCAGCGTTGCCATATTTCACCCATAAAAAAGCCCGCAGCCGCGGGCATCAAAGACTGGACATCCATTCTTCAAGTTCAGAGACTTCAGCGCCTTCTTCCTGCTCTCCCCATTTCAGCATCACGTCCGGAATGGTGAATTTGCCGCCCTGAGAGTTCAGCGTCGCAACGGCGATCTGTGCCGCCTGCGCGTCGGCGCGCCAGTCGCCAATCGGACTGATGCGGTCAAACTCGATCCACATTTTCAGTTCGCTGGCGGTTATGGTCTGGCGCAGCTCCTGCAGAGTGCGCCCCAGCCGGAGCGCCAGCGACATCAGGAAGAAGGTCAGCGGCTGCTTTACGGCTTTCCCGCTTCTTCCTGGCTCATTCCGAGGCCGAGAGCCTGTGCCAGCAGTCGGGCATGTACCGGGCCGTAAATCTCAGAAACCTGCGCCTGATCGTCATCGCTGAATACACGCTCACCGTTTTCGTCCAGCAGAACGTCAATAAACAGAACGACGTCGGCTTCTTTGTTACGCAAAAACTTCTGCGATTCGGTCAGGAGAGGCGGCTCTTCACCTTCCGGGATCTGGGGATTGACGATCTCCCGGAACTTTACCCAGGCGTCGCCGGAGGGTTCGCGCAGTGTGACTTTTGCACCGTCCCATTCGGGCACGGTAACGCCCGGTTTTGTGCGGTACGCTTTCGATGCAGTAAGCGCCATGTTGCGTAATGAATTCTGTGATGTCCTTTGCGCCATTTCATTCTTCTCTTTTTTGAGTTGTGGGGATTAAAAAAAGCGGCCGAAGCCGCTCAGGAACCAGATGCGAAAATGCGTTTAGGCTTGCCGCGAACACGCAGCGAATAGGTCGCCCCAACAACGGATGAGGTTGCCGCAGACCACGAACTCTGGCGGACCTCCACGAGCACATAAAAACCGTTGCCCGAAGGGAACACCACACGCAGCGCGCGCAGTTCATCGTTTTCATATGCGGTCTGCAGCGCTTCCTGTGCTTCTTCATCACCTACCCAGTTACGGGTGATGCTCATTTCTGCCGGCGCGGCCAGGCCGTTGGTTTGCTCCTGTTCGGTTGAGCACAGAGTGGTAACGTCGATATCACCCTTCTGGCCGCCAGTGAAGGTGATCTCCTTCGTTGCACAGGCCGCTTCCAGCCAGGTAACGCCGGCACCCGGGAAGGTGGACGAAATAAAATCCGCGGCGGTTACGGGCGCATCGGAGACGGCAACGGTCATCCCCTTTGTAACTTCATACTTACTGGTCATGGTTTCTCCAGATAAAAAAAGACCGCCGGAGCGGTCTGTGAGGGTGAGTGAGGCTAAACGGTTACCTGAAATTCAAGCGTTGCCCTGTGATAGCGCAGGTCAGGTTCATAACCAGGCGTTTTGACGATATTTCCCGGCTTGAGCACCTGGACGGCATCCAGCGCCATATCCCTGATCGCGCGCGCTTCGGTAATGGTACTGGAATACACATCCACCTGGACCGATACGGCAGACTCTGCCTGTCCGCAAAGAACGTCTGCGGCCACATCGGTGATGATCGAGAAAATCACCCACGGCGGCGCGATTGAAGGCTGTCCATCGCTGCCGAGAGGTGCAACGTAGGGATAAACCTTGCCGCCAGCCAGTGATGCCAGCAGCGGATAGAGATCGTCTTCGGTCATTTGCTTAACGCCTCGTCAATGGCCTGGTTCATGCGCCGCATAGCCACCTCTGTGGCCTGCTCTTGCCGCACATCGAATGCCGGACGTACGAAGGGGTGAGGCGGCATGTTAGCGGTTCCCATCTCAACGAAACGCCAGTAAAAAGCGTTCCGCGGATTCTTCGCCTTCATGGTGTTATCGCTATTGCCGGTGCGAGGATTTACACCACGGATATGCACGCCGGAAGAGATTTCGCCGCGGCGGCGGCTTTTCTGTGTCACCACCACCACGTTTTTCTTCAGCTTGCCGGTGCGTACCGGGGCGCGGGCGATCACCTCTTCTTTAAGCACTTCCGCGCCGGCGCGCGTGGCATCGCGAAGAACCTTGTTATTTTCTGCGCGGCTGAGTGCTTCAAGGTCTTTAGCGATGTCGGCCAGTCCGGAAAAATCAAGGCTCGCTCCGATCACTTTTCAGCTCCTGTTTTACACAGAATTTCCAGGCGAGTACCGTTCGGGTTGGCGACAGGTGGACCGATAATATTCAGCAATTAGCCTTTGTATGGGCCGCTGAGCACCTCTACGCGGGAGGAAGCATATACCTCAGGCCTGAACCGCATCCAGATGCGAATCGTTGCCTGTGCCATCTCCGCGCCACCTGACATTTGCTCTCTGCCGCTGATCCCTTTCACCTCTGCCGGAACCGGATCGCCACCACTCCATGACTCCACTGGCTGACCAGATGAATCCCGGGAGGTTGTGAAGTTCAGGATTTTAACCCTGTGCCTGAATCGTCCAGGTTCCATCAGGAGCCCTCCTCAGGTTCCGCTTTTCCGCGCCAGTTGCGATGAATAAACATCATTCGCTCAGCAGCAGCATTTTCGTAAAGCTGAACCTCGCTTTGTGCGGTCCGGTGTTCGAACATGTCAGCAAATACCAGGAGCACGGCTCCCTTAACCGCTGCCGGGATATCACCTGGCACCTTCCATGCTGGCTCGTCACACCATCGATAGCAGTAGTCAAAGGCTGCCTGGGCGTAAAGCGTGATCAGCTCGTCCCGATCATCTTCTTCAAACTCTATCTGCTGCTTAAGCAGCTTGAGGCTGATTACCTGCAGAACATCTATCGCCATACGTTAAAAGGGCGGGTTACCCCGCCCTCCCCCATCATGAGCCAGAAGAGAAAGTGCCCTTGATGATTGCTGTCGGGCGATAGTGAGCCAGCGCCAGGCGTTCTTCACACAGGATGGTCAGCATGTTTTTCACGAAGTTGTCGCGGTCTTCACGGCTGACTTCCACGGTGGCATCCATGCGATCCCAGACCTGAGACGCCATGTCGAAACCGCCGACGGTGAAGGTGCCGGCTGCCTGCGCCTTAGTCGGAACGACCGGCAAGCCCCACATGATATTGCTGGTGAATGCCTGTGGACCACCAAAGAGATAACGACCTTCGTTGTCTTTCAGCAGCGCGATGTTGTGCCAGTCGCGCGGGTTAAGGACAATGCCTGAGGCGCTGAACTCGGACTCGGTCACCTGATAAATAGCGTGAGCGATGATGTCCGCGCGGGTATCACCGGTGACATTCAGCGATGTGTCGTAGGCGGTGGCCACTTTGTTCAGACCTTCCAGGTTATCCCCGCTGCCGTCGCCGTTCAACAACTGACCTTCTTCCTTCAGCGCCAGACCGTACATCAGGCGGTCATTGACGTAGGACTGCAGCATCGGGGCGTCGTCCATAACCTGGCGCGAAGCCTGCACCCAGTGGGCGATGGTTTTGACGTTGGCGGTCTGCTTGCTGAAGGTGATATCCGATTCAGGCTTAAGCGCCTTTTCAGCGACCACATCGGCGCTATTGGTAAACACCTCTTCGCGCACGTACTCCAGTGAGTTACTGGAAATGCGGCCCTGTGCCAGCAGATCACGAATGGTCAGGCGGCGCAGACCCGGCATGATGATGCCAGGAACCTGCATCGGCTGGATCAGGCTGCCAGCTGATGCCGCAGTGCTGCCCAGGGATTTATTGAAGGTCTTCGCGTCGAAGCTGCCTTTGCTGCCGTTCCAGGACTTCTGCAGCTCTTCAGCTGCACGCTCAGAGAAGGATTTCTTCTCGCCTGGATTCTCGGCACCGGAAGCCAGTTTCTGTTCCAGATCGAAAAGACGGGTGCCGGATTTGCTCAGCTCTTCCTGTACTTTCGCCAGGTCGGACTGCAGCTGTTTGGACACCACCCCGGTGCTTTCGATTTCTGCCTTCTGGGCATCGAAAAGCTGGGTCATTTTCAGCTGGGACTCTTCGATGGCTTTTTGAATTTGAGCGAGTTCAGACATAATTATTTTCCTAAATTAGAAGGGAAGGATTTGATGCTCTCAAGCAGAGCGTTGATTTGTGCTTCGTTTCCGTCGCCCTCGGACTCGCTCCGAATCGCTGACTTAAACCGGGCTATTAACCCAACTGCCTGTGATTTGGTGAGCCCGACTGAATCCCTCAGCCAGTTCTCCACGTCACGGATCGTTTCAATGCCATCGACACTTTTCATGGCTGCAATGCCAGCCTGTTCGTTGGCCGGGAAGGTGCAGACGCTGATTTCGCGCAGGGCCTGGATATTCTTAAAAATGCGGCCGGTGGGAATGATGGTGTAATCGTCTTTAGCAACCGAAAAGCCAACCGACATCCCCTCAACCGTACCGTGCTGCATTGCCGCCTTTAGGTCAGTAGCACCACTGTGTCCGGGCGTCAGCTGACCGCGCACATAGAGGCCTTTTTCGTCCTCAGCGAGGCTGTCCCACTTTCCAACCGGTAATTCCCAGGTCTTGTGGTTGAAGAACATCGCCACTTTTCGGGTCTGGTTAGTAAGCGCGTTTTTGAAAGCGCCAGGCAGGATGATGTCGCCGTCGGAGTCGGTGTTATTGAAAACAGATGCGTACCCTTCGAAAATGCCCTGCTTTCCGTCACCGGTGAACTTGATTTCTGTCTCGTCGAAAGACAGCGTTTTTACGATCTCAGGCATCGCGGCCCCCATAAAAATTAAGCCCCGTCATTGCGGGGCTCTTTGTTGGTTCCTAAATCGGTGATCGGCACGTATTGCGACTGCCGCATTGCCACATCGCCGCCTGGCAGCGGCGGGAGGTTATCCGTTCGCCGCATCTCGTTGATCGTGCGAAGCCCTGCCTCTCCCATCGCCTTCATGAATGCAGCGCGGGAGGCAGAATCACCTCTCAACAGACCATCAAGATTGTGCTCAGCGTGAATGCGGCCAACATCCTTAGCCGGGATCAGCCATCGCTGAATGCTGTTTTCCCAGCGCGAGATATAGGGCTGCAGGGTGTACTGCAGGAAGCCGAGATGTTGCTGCTCGATGCCCGATCCACAGCCCGTTGACTTCGCAACGGCGCCAACAAGGTGAGGCGGTACGCCAAAGACTAGGGCACGTGAGATGCTCGGTAAACTTCGCGACGATACCATTACTGGATCGTGAGGGCGACAGTAAAGTGCAGAACAAGAAAAGCAGTCGGCAAGAACACAGAGGTGAGA